CTCACCTGCGTCTAGTTTAGCACGCATCTCTTTATTACGTTTTTCAAGGAACTTCTGGTATTCCTTCTGATATTTACCGAAAGCATTGTTGTATTCTTTCTCGTCTTCAAAATCTTCTGGCAATGGAAGTTCTGGTTCAGTCAATCCAATGGCTTGAGCAAATGACTCGTTGAAGTTACGCTCCTCTGCATAAATCATCATTGAGAACAGAGAACATAGTCCGTATGTGAATAGTGCTCTTGCTTTTTTCTCAGCAGTTGCCGCTACACGTCCATATAGTGTTTTGATTTCGTATGCTGTCGCAGCTGTGTTGATATCAATGTCATCAACCCCACCAAGAGCAAGGCGAATTTCTGATCGGTACTGTTTGACGTATAAATTCTGGTCACCTGAAACACTATCAGGAGTCATATATCCAACACGGTCAGTTGGCTCTAGGTTTGCAATTACCCGTGGAACTTTGATTTGTCCATCAAGAGTTCCGGCACCAAATGGTTGACTTACACGTGTACTAGCACGACCTGTGCCACCAATTGGAGCAAATCCTGCTTGTGAGCTAATCGTAGGTCGGAAACTATTGTCATCTCCACTATCAAGGATGTCGTGACGTGGACGACTTGAAATAAGTGTGGGATTTCCAAAGAACTTCATGTTCTTACGGATGTTTCTTACTAATTCATCGTGATACAGAATCTGGTGAGCCAACCAATCGAATTCTCCATTACCTGTAGCTTCACCTGTACAGTCCATGTGATTAAACACTTCAACTGCAGGAATAAACCCAAGACTGTTGGTCAACACTTCTGTCTGGCCAGGCATCTTGAAGGGCATTGCTCCCATCTGGTTTGAGAACTCAATCTTCTCGTCTGAGATCGTTTGCTCGATGCGATCCTTGTAGACCTTGAGTTGAATCCACTTCTTTTTACCGTTCGATCCATTTGAACCTGGCAGATTGTCTGCTAGTCCAATGGTTTGCTGCACATTGAAGGAATAAACCAGTACTAATGACTCAAGATCTCCAGCTTGATCGCGATATGCTCTATAGCTGTCCTTAGGGAAGTAAAGAATCTGATAACTTTCACCTGCAGGCCGAAAATAAAAGAGACCTTGTCCATCACATAGGAAGTAATCAACAATACTCTCGAACTTCATCTCCAGCATGTTCTCTTGAGCGAGCTTTGCTAGAAATTCACGTCGTTTGCCAAAGGAATCTTGCTCTGAATAGAACTCAATACCTCTACGCAGCATAAATGTCCTCATCTGTGCAAGATGAGATGACACAATCATTGTGTCTACAGATAAATCCCCACGTCGTTCTTTTGCTGCAAGTAGTATTTGTTGAAATTCGCTATTGATTGAATTCATTTCAATATTTCATGCTGTTCATTAGTTTTATACTACTTGATATCTTCCCTTGCTTGTTTGTAAATTTCTTCAGCATTGGATTTAATAGGATCAGGTGCTTCTGGATTTACATAAGTAAAGTCAAATGGACTTCTCCCACCAAATAAAGCTTGTTGAGATTTAGTTGCACGATCTCTTGTTTCTTTAATTGATTTATTCAATCCTTTCTCACGTTTTTGTGCACCAAAGCGATCGTTTGCACTGTAATCATTATTACCATAGAATTCAAAGTCATTACGCATTGAACGCTGATTTAATTTGTTTGAATCAATGTACATATCCATGAATCGTGCAGCAGCCGCAGGGCTGTCATCAGCACCACCATATTTACCGCCACCACCATCAGCACCGTAACTACGATAAGAGTTATCGTTCAAGACCTTACTGTTATCAACAGAGTAATCGTAGTTTTGCGTTTGCCTGATTGAGTTATCTTGATTTACTTGATTGCTATCACCATCGATACTGATTGGATTGGATTGTGAAATAGGAGAAGCAATAGAGTTATCACCAGCGGTTGCATTTCCAGCACTAGATGATCCAGGACCAGGATTTGTTTCTGGAGTAGTTTCAGTAGTATCAGGCTCATCTTCTTTTACATATCCACGAAGCTTATCTAAAGCAGCTTCTGTACCACCACCAGCTTTAGTTGTGTCTTTGATTTTATCGTAATAGCTCAATACGGCTTTTGCACCATCAGACTTAGATACACCTTCTCCACGATTATCAAATACATGCCGTACATCTAAACCACTAAATCTAGACACAGGTCCTTTCTTTTTATCTGATCCAGCACCTCGCGCTTTAAGGTCATAATCAGCTAAGTAATCGTTAAAACCACGAAGAGCTTCCCCTGCTTTACGAGCCATCTTACTATTTATAAATTAAAGCTGTCACTATTGTAGTCCATCTGCAAACTTCCTCTTCTTAGTAATCCACCCATAGTTAGTACCATTGAGTCTACAGCGTCGTCATGTGGTGAATGACCAAAGTTTAGTAGCTCTTCTTCAAGTACATCCCATTTACGCCACTTGTTCCAAACAACTTTTTTGTGTTCATATAAGCCAAGGACACCACGAAGCCTTGCAAGTTTGTCTCCTTTAAATCCTTTGACTGGTGATACAGATAAGTTATACAACGCACGCTGTTCGAGAATTATTCTTTTAAAGTCACCCTCAAATGAGTTTTGATAAGCAACGGCTTCAGGCCATATTATGCACGGCGACATTGTTGGAAAGAATTGACCTTCGTCATTCTCAAGAACAATATTCCAATCAGCAAGCATTTGGCAGAGCAGATCCATCTTATCGAGATTGCCCATCGTGCGAGCACGCCGTTGATCAATCATGTAAATTTTGCCTTCTTTGATTCCACCGAGAGTCATGACAGTCCAGTCATTCTTCTCTTTTAATCCAGCACTAAGGTCAATTCCTACACCCAGACAGTCGTAATCCTCAGGTACTTCTCCTTTAATGATTAGCTCAGGAGAGATGCCTACATCAGTTGACTTGACTGCAGTGTTTAGATACTGATATGCAAAGGCAACACGATCTTCCGTCTTACGTTCATTCAGGTATTTCATAGACCAGAACTCTGGCCAATATGATCTTTGCTTTCCGTCTGCGTCTGTTATGACTGCTCGCTGAACAATCTGTTTCCACTTGTTTTTTGGAACGAATAGCGTGGCGTGAATATCGTCATAGTGGAAGCGGGTTCCCAAACAGATAGCCCGTGCACCTTGGAACATCGTTGGTGCGATAACGTTAGACCACGTCTGCTCCATCTCACGGCGAATGTCTGGGTTGTTGATCGAAGCGGCAGATTTGATAGGGTCATCAATAAGCACCAACTGCGATCGTTTAGAGGTGATTGCACCTTTGAGACCACCGCACGCAATTGTGAAAGCTTCTTCACCTGCTGTGTCAATTCCTGCAAACTCATAATCAATAGACCAATACTCATCCGAACGTTTTATTTTTGAGAGCCTTACCATCGGGAAGATCTCTCGATATTTATTGCTTGTCAGTATTCCTTTAATCGTTGCTGACTTGGCACGACTGATGTCCACCATGTAAGCGATATATAGGATCCGTAGCATCTGCTTGGCAGCTGCATGTCGTCCAATCATCCAGGCTGCAAACAAACCAAGGACAGTACTTTTGGCAGAACCACGTGGAGCGAGGATCGAGGTGTTTGGACCTGCGATTCCAATTAGGCATTCACTATCTTCTCCAGTACATAGCTCAGCATGCCACTCCAACATATGTTTTGCAGCAGGCTTTCCCATGAACTTACAAAAGTCTTGGAAGTTATCTCTTGCTTTTAAAACATCTTCACTTGGTGGTTTGACAGTTACCTTTGTAGCTGTCATCAGTGCTATTCGTCTGTACGCTAATGACGCGCTAGGTATTGCCATAAGTTAGCCTTTCCTAAAGTCTAACTAATAATTACCTTCGTGATAAACCGTATGCCTTTGCTTGTCTGTCAGCAGCTCTGTCTTTCATCCTACTAATAGCTCTTCCTCTTGCTTCTCTTGCTTTACTTTCACCATACGAAATTCCCATATCACGGAGGAAGATTGCAGCCTCTTCAGCTCTTACACCTGAACCTGAACTACCGTCAGGCATTTTAGGTAGA